TGATGGGGAAGGTAATCCTAGTCCTCCACCAAGTGCTCCTCCGATCCCACCAGGTAATACTGATTCCATTACTTTACTTTTGACGTTTTCGATAATCGCATCCTTGCGTATGAATACGTAACCGCCAAGACCAACAACGGTGAGAGATACAACACCACTTGCAATAGCGATTCCATTGATAATTTTCTGTAACATACTTCTATTTAATCAGCAAACTATATAGACAAATTAAGTGTTAAAATGCTTATCGTAATAATCCAGTAATCCATCAGTTGTAATATTTCCTAAAGATATCCATTCCTCTGCACATTCGTAAATTGATCTATTATGATGATGTCCACCGTATGTTTTTAACAACAATGATAAAACTTTAGCTCTCACTTCCAAATTCTCCTTCATCATCATACTCGCTACCCTCTCCTATGTATGTTAGTGAAAAAACATCATGATCATCATGTTCTCCATGTAACCATTCAGAAAATTCTTCATGAATAGAAACCGCATTATATACATCATCAATATCTTTAGAACATAAATCTGTAATTCTATTTAGAGACCATTTATATGTTCTCTTCATCGTTTGTTCTAAAGTTTCCATAATCTTTTTTCATGTAACGGCCAAGTATATTGCTATTATAATACTTTGGTGTTCCGTCGTCAAGTGCCTCTGTTAAAACGTTATAAAAAAATAATTGTTTAGTTTCTTCGTAGTTTACTTTTCCAAGGGTTGTGTGGAGGGAGATAATTTCTCTTCTGAAAGAGTCTCTGCCAATTTCTCTAATATCTCGTTTAAGATCATCAGAGCTTCCATAGTACTTTTTCCAGTCAGACTCTGATGTAACTTTTCGTTTTCCTCCTTTCGGTTTTCTTTTTTGAGTAAAGTACTTTCTTCCGATATACTGTTTTCCGTTTGTTGTATTGGTGATGCGATAGACGAACCCATAGTAATCCCCGATATCATCAGAGGTAAAAGGATTACCTTCATATATCCAAGGGTTTTCATAGTCAACTGCCATGCAGGTTTCATGTTACTCTTTAGTATATATCTTTCTCATTGCTAATAAGGTATCTAAAGGTATCCATGCAGGATCTTCATCATGAAATTGAACTTCAACCTCAGTAAATATTTCTTGATAGAATTTACTATAAGTTTCTCTTGTGTTTAATACATTACCAAAAGGACTCATCATTTTAACCTCCAACTAGTTTATCATAATCATCCGCTGCATCACGGATTGATTTTTTAAGTTCTTCAATGTCCCACTCTATCTCACCATCATCAACCAATCCTTCCTTCTTCAATCTATCATAATTATAACAACCATCAAAAGATAGTTGAATTTTAGGTTCAGAGTTTGAATCCTGCGAATGAGTCTTCTTTGACATCTTGTTTGATTCCTCCCACTATGTATGACTCCACCTCTGTTTCTTGTGGAGCAACTTGTAGACCTTTTGATGAAATCCAGTGCTGAGTCCAAGGTAATGGATTATTTCTTGCAGGAATGTCATATACAGATTTTAATCCAATTGATTTCATTCTCTTATTTGCAATCCATTCAACATATTGATGAAGTAATTTATCATTTAGACCAATCATACTTCCATCTTTAAATAGATATTCTGCCCATGTTTTTTCTTCATTTACACAACGATCAAACATTTGATATGTCCACTGTTCTTCTTCTTTGACAATCTCTTTCATCTCAGGATCATCACCCTTTCTCCAGTTGTTAATTATGTTTTGAGTTATTGCCAAATGCTGATTCTCATCTCTTGCAATAAGCGATATGATTTTCGCAGATCCTTCCATGAGTTTAAGCTCACCAAAAGCAAAACTACAAGCGAAAGAAACATAAAAGCGGATACCTTCCAAAATGTTGACATTAGCGACTGCCCTGTATAAGTGTCTTTTTAAATCTTTACGAGTCCAGACTGATGTTGGTGATGATTTCCATCCATCTTCCCACATACGTCCCTGACCCCATTCTTGTGCATAATTGATGAATGTGTCATATGATTCTGTCACACTCGCAGCACGTTCTAGAATACGATTGTCATTTAATATTTTATTGAATACCTCAGATGGATCTGAATACACATTCTTAATCACATAAGTGTAAGAACGTGAATGTATCATCTCCATGAATGACCATACTTCCATGCATGCCTCTAACTCTGGTAAAGAACAGTATGGTAAGAATGCCATACCTGGTGCTCTACCTTGTACAGAGTCAAGCATGATCTGATACTTAAGATTAGAAGTATAGATGTGCTTCTGCTCTGGTCTTAGAGTTTGATAGTCACCTCTATCCTTTTGTAGAGACACCTCTTCTGGTCTCCAAAAGTATCCTAGTTGAGACTTAGTTAGGTTTTCAAATGCTGGATATTTAAAATTATCATATCTTTGTACTCCTAAGGGTTTTCCAAAAAACATAGGTTGTTTTTTAGTTTCAACATCTTCTGTGTTGAAGACAGTCATGCCTTTAACTTTTGACATAGGTTTTTCTGTTGATGTAATTTTAAATTGCGCAGCTTTCACAAGTCTCCTCTTCTGTATCTTCTAGTATGTTGTCTATTAAATTCTTTAATTCTTCACCTGAGCCATCATTTATCTCATCTGTCTTCATGTCATGTGTATTTTGATAATAAGAGGTCTTCCAACCATACTTATATGTAGTTAAAAGATCTTGTGCCATGACAGATACAGGCACTTCATTGTCTTCATAATTCTCTGGATTGTAACTCCAGTTACCAGATATGGCTTGATCAAAGAACTTTTGCATCACTGCCACTACATTTATGTACCCCCTATTGTCAGGCATATCCCACAATAGTGTATAGTTGTTTTTTAAAGTAGAGTATGATGGCACCACTTGCTTAAGTGGTCCTTTCTTTGATTTCTTAACAGAGAGGTAGTCTCTGGGTGGTTCTATTCCATTTGTGGCATTACAGACAATAGAACTACTCTCTGATGGCATTTGTGCAGAGAGTGTTGAGTGTCTTAACCCATGTGCTCTGATGGCAGTTCTTAGACCTTCCCAGTCGTGTTGTAATTTTTGACTACTAATTTCATCCACATCCTTCTTATATGTATCAATTGGAAGGATTGCATCAGCATACTTAGTTCTACCAAAATATTCACAGTGTCCTTTCTCTAATGCTATCTTATTTGATGCTGATAAAAGGTAGAACTGAAAGGATTCTGACAAACCATGAACAGCATCCCATGCTTCCTGAGAGTCATAGTCATGTCCTAGTTTTGCCAAATAGTGTGCTAACCCTATGAAACCTATACCAAGTGATCTTCTTGCCTTTGTAGCAATCTCTGCTGCCTTTACAGGGTACTTCTGATAGTCAATTAACTCTTCTAGTCCTCTGACAGATAATTCACATAACTCCTCTAATTCTTGATCATTTCTAATCTTTCCAACATTAACTGCTGACAGTATACAGAGAGCAATCTCTCCAAACTGATCATCTATGTGTTGTAGAGGATAGGTAGGTAGAGTTATTTCCTGACATAGGTTACTCATCCATACTTGATCTTTGAAGGATGAGTGACTATTACAGTGATCTATGTTCATGATATAGATTCTACCTGTCTCTGCTCTCTCCTTAAGAAGAGCAAGTATCAATTCTTGTGCACCTACCTTTGTTTTAGGTATATCAGGGTTGTTTTCATACTCTAAGTATTGAGCATCAAACTTTTCAGTACCAAATACTTCATACAATCCTGGTACAGCATGAGGAGAAAATAAAGTGATCTCCTCATTCTTAATAAACCTTTCATAAAATAACTTACTTAGTTGAATACTATAGTCTAATTTTCTTACTCTGTTATCTTCTGTTCCTTTGTTGTTTTTGAGAACAATGATGTCTTGAATTTCTTGATGCCAGATAGGGAAGTGGACAGTAGCTGAACCCCCTCTGATCCCGTTTTGAGTGCAGCATCTGACAGTTGCTTCAAACTTTTTAAGGAAGGGGATGACACCTGTGTGTTGAACTTCTCCACCACGGATTTTACTGTTGATCCCTCTGATTCTACCCGCGTTAATACCAATACCAGCCCTCTGTGCGACATATTTGCCAATAGCCATATCAGAGCTAAAGATACTATCGAGGGTGTCATCAGAATCAACCAAAACGCAAGATGCAAATTGACGAATGGGTGTTCTGACTCCTGCCATGATGGGAGTTGGAATGTTGATTTTGTGCTTTGAGATTGCATCATAGTACCTTTTGATGTAGTTTAGTCTTTGTTCTTTTGGATATTGAGCAAATATGGTCAATGATATCATCATGTACATGAACTGAGGAGTTTCATATACTTGACCACTGCTTCTGTCTTGTACCAGATATTTATCAACTACTTGTCTAAGGCCAGCATATGTAAACATAAAGTCACGACTATGATCAATATATGAATCTAACTTAGCAATCTCTTCTTTTGAATACTTAGTGTACACATCAGAGTCATATACCTCTTGATTCACACAAGAATAGATATGATTCTCTAAGGTTGGTAATTCTCTAAGTCTACCATAGAGACTTTTCCTTACTGAAAATAATAAAAGTCTAGATGCAACAAATTGATAGTTAGGATGATCCAAATCAATAAGGTCACTTGCTGACTTGATTAAGATTTCTTGTATCTCACCTGTAGTAATTCCATCATAAAACTGAATACCAGACTGTATCTCTACTTGACTTGCAGAGACCCCTGCAAGACCCTTACATGCCTCTTCAACCATGTTGTGGATCTTTTCTAGGTTAAGTGGTTCAATTGAACCATTTCTCTTCTTAACCTTGTTACCGTTACTCATACCTTTTTCCAGTTAGTAAAATTAAGTTTTGCTTGTAATCCTTGGAATGTATTGGATTCTACTATATCTTGAACATCATGTCCACTCAATACCATATCATTTATGTCCTTTTGAACAATGTTACTTGGCCAGATCACTACCTTATCTCCTCTACTAATGGCCTTGTTGTTTCTTTCAACGATTTCTCTGTTACGAGGTTCGTTATCAAAAACCCAAATATAATTGCTCCAATTATACGACCTGATATCAAGATCAGACCCAACCATCGCAATGGAATTATCCAAGAAGGTTGAGTCAAATGGTCCTTCAACAATGTAAATGGGTTTTTCATGGTTAATTTCATCAAATCCGTATATTTTAGGAGCATCATCACTAAGCATCACAGTAATGTATTTAACATTGCTAGGACCTAGAGATCTGCCTTGTAGACCAATAAGTTCACTATCCTTAACAAGAGGTATGATAATCCTACTGTCATCATAGTCTAGATCAGTAAATTTGTTTGGTACTAAGGTATTAACAAACTTCTTAAACTTCTGTGCATAATAAAAATTTCCACCAAAAATTGCCCTTCTATGAAGGTAAACTTCTGATTCTTTAACATCAAAAGCAGATGGTAGATCTATATCAACCTTCTTCTTGAACACAGGTTTAGATTCTTTTACTTTCTCAATCTCAGGTTCTGGTTTAGGAACAACAAAATTCTTACTACCACCAAACCCTTCCTTGAACTTCTCAAAAGCATATTGTTTCTGAGTAGTTGGATCAATCTTCTTTAAAAAATTATTAAAAGATATATTAACTCCACAATTATGACACTTATAGTTAGTGTTATTCTTTACTTGATAGAAATATCCACGTGCTTTATTCTTATTTTTCTGAGAATCTCCACAGATAGGACACCTAAAATTATAAAGATTGGGTTTTACTCTTTTAAATTTTGATAGTCTAGAAGAAATCAAATTGATGTATTTAACATCAATAATATCCATAATCAAATATTTACTGCCTATCCAGTATAACTGATGAATTAGGGGATGTCAATGTAGATGTAATGATTCTTGATCCTACTGGAGATACTATTACACTTATAACTGCTAAAGCACCTGCTATGCTCCACATCTTTCTCTCTATGGTGCGTATTCTTGACAGCACACTGTTATGATCGAGGTCCATTTTATCACGGAGTTGGTCAATTTTAGTAAATAATACGTTGTCAATTTCCTCTTGTTTAGTAAGTCTCTCTTCATGGACAGCTAACATTCTACTCACTGATGTATTTAACTCACTCAGTTTTTCTATAGCTGATTCCATCTTATGGATCAGAGGTTTTAAGTCTTCTACCTTTTGATTTACAACTTCAATTTTTGATCTACCAGACCATGCCATTGTTCTATTTGAAATATGGATTAAAATTCATTGCGTTCTTGATTGCTTTCTTATTCTTTCTCTTCTCTCTATTAGACATTAACTGATTAATATACTTCTTTACATATTTCCTTCTACCATCAATCTTTTGCTCTGGTTTTTTACCCATTGGAGAATCAAAACCTGCTGTAGGACCTTGAGGTGCTGATGATCCACCAAATCCACCTTGAGCACCAGGTGCATTTGCTACCATTCCTTCTTCTTCTACCTTGAACTCATGGTACATGGCATTGCGAAAAGCATCTATAAATCTATCAATCTTCTGTTTTTCCATTAGAAATTCTCTCTAATTCTGTTAAACAAGTTTCATCCATCTCAATGTCATGTAATCTAGTTCTTGGATGCTCTGGAAGTTTATCCAGAAAAACTATGAATGCCTTGATTGATGGCCACAAGTTTTGATCTATTTTATAGAACAACATAGGAGTGGCAGCATCACCAAAGATGTTATACAGTATGATAAAGTGATTGATCAATAAATGAACTTTCAATTCACCACTGCTTCTATACCTTTTGAGTAATCTTTTGATATATCTAAAGTGATTTAGATCCTTATCAAAATCCTCTTTGGTTACTGCAGATGGATTTTCATAGTTTTTAATAGCAAAGAGGAGAAAATTCTCCTCATTCAAGTCAGAAAATAACATATTATATTAGTTTTTGAGTTATGCAGTAACTGTTAATGTTCCAGCAGCAGTTCCTAAAGCACCAGATATGGCAACAGCAGCATTAGTTGAACCATCAGCAGTATCCTTAATTGTACCACTATTTAATGCAATACTCTGAGCACCAATTGATAGTACATCATCTGCATTAGTTGCAGCATTACCAGCAGCAATTGCAAGTGAGAATACTAATCTAGTAGTACCTGATCCACTAGCATAAGATAGTGTGTGTGGTCCTCTACCTGATCCTGTACCTTCATTTCCATTAGTAATGGAGATTGTTGGTGTACCACCAGATGTGTCAACTGTAACTAACTCATTCCATCTAATTCTAACAGATAGAGTAAATCCATCAGACTTATCAGCAGTGGTTGTAATCCATTCTACTTCACCAATGTCAGCAGCACCAACAGCAGTAGCTAGATCTCCAATACAGCATAGAACCTCTGGTTGGGCATCAGTATTATCATTTCCAGTTTGTGCTGAACCGCCTTCAACTACCCATCCACTATTATTAGCATAGACTTCTTTTTTATTTGCAGTAGTGAGCCACTTGGGTTTTGACTCATCCGCATCTGTAATTCCCCAGAGTGCCATTTGTTTTTCTTTACAAGTTTTGTCTAAAGATATTTATGGTTCTATGATCTTTAGGTTATCTAGCAACTAAAGCTTTCTCAACTTGCTCTAGTAGTTTATCGTCCATGTCTGTTTTAGTCAATTTTACTGCTTTTTTCAGTATAACTAAACAAACTTCTATTAATTTTTCACCTAATTCTGTGTCATCAGGGATTTTTTTGACTGCATCAGATACAATTTTTGATGCAAATGGTAGTAAAAATGAAAGCATAATCTTAAAATGATCTACAAACTATATATATGTTTAATCATCAACATCTAAAAAGTTAACATACTTGTTGTGTTCTTTGTTCCTCATTATCTTTGCTGCTATTGCACCAGCATCTCTTGGTTTGTCTTGTTTCTCTTTTTTACCCATGACTCTCTTCATAGCATCTCTAGCTCTGTCTTGGAATCCTTCATAGGTTTGTACTTTTTCTTGATTATTCATGATTTTTCTCCTCTAAATTACTTTTTTGTTCATTATTTACAGAGAAAGGATTATATTTTGCTGTAGCAACATCATATTTTTTGTGTTGCTTCTTCTCTTTTGCATCATCCTCCTCAGTATTTTCAACTGAACATGGGGTAGTGTCTTCTATCATGTACCTAACCCACGTCCTTTTTTCATATTATCTTCACTGCCATATCTTGCTACTACATTAGCATAGTCTTGTGCAGTTTTGTAACCAGCTTTCTTTGCTCTGGTTTCAAATGCTCTGCTAGATGCTTTGGCAACCTTCATTCTAGTCATTTTTTGTTTTGTAGGACTAGTTTCATTAGGATTTTTAGCACCCCT